CTTATATTTTTTAGATTAATCAAGGACTGTTCCCGGCTGTGAAGTTAGGACAGTCCGAAAATCGGGGTAATAGGCGTTAAACTTGCAGAGAGGGTTTCGTAATTGGTCATGCGGGTTCGAATCCCGCTTACTCCACGACTTTTATTTAGTTCATTTTAATTCTAATAATCAAGGGTTACTTCCGGCTGTGAAGTTAGAGTAACCCGAAAACTGCCTAAATAGCTCAGTTGGTAGAGTAGCTCATTTGTAATGAGAAGGTGGCCGGTTCGATTCCGGCTTTAGGCTCAATAACCCAATGGAGAGAGCTTCCTACGGTGATGTATTTATAGATAGTTGCGAAAGAACGGTTATTCGATAATGACGAAACAGAGAATACGATATGAAGTCGAATTATAGCGCAATGAATGATAAGTATGGAGTAGGAAGCAAAGTTGAAATCATTTTTAAAACAAATATATTATGAATTGTAAGACTGCAATTAAATTTAAAAACGTCATTAAGAAAATTATTGATGCTTTGACTATTAAGATTTGGAACTTTAAAGTTAGAACAGCAGATAAGCTATTAAATGGCACTGGAATGTACATTACAGACGTGAATGGGCTTATTCAATTTGCTAAGTCTGTTGTCAGTCACATAGCACCCAATAGCGGGTTAGATGTAGAAGAAAAGAAAAGGTTACATCAATTCTTCGTTGATTTTCTTGCTTCGTATAAAGTTACTAAAGCTCAACAAGTAGAATTGGAAAGTTATTTAAGAATTAGACTGTCAATGTCAGAAAAGAGTATTTCTGAAAAATTCAAGCAACAACTTGAAGAGTATTTGGAAAAAGTTGTTATCACTCACACTGTTAAGCAAAGATACAAGTTAGGTAATTGATTTAATGACCAAAGAACAACTACTCAAAGAAAACGAACTTCGAAAAGTAGAACCACCTTACAACCCACGAACCGGGCAAGGTGCTTACGGAACAAGAAAAGAAGTTAATGTCGAAGAGTTCGGCACAATGTGGCTTCCTGTCGATTTTTTAAAAATAAAATGGATAAAGAAGGTCGTTGAGTTTGGTAGTGTTCATGCTTATTGTCAGACGCATGACAGCTTAAAAGGTAATGATAAGGAAGTAATTAAACGCTTCATACAAACAAGGAGTTTTTACGATTGCGAATACTGGATGTCCACGTTTGCAAACATAAAGATCAAAAACAAGCCGAAGGACGATAAACTTATTCCTGAAAAAGCACAAAGAGTTGTGTTGTATGAAATTTTGGACGATTGGTATGCAGGTGTTCCGGTTCGATTGATTATTGTAAAGTGTAGACAGGCCTTTATAACCACGTTGTCGGCTGTTTTCTTTATGTGGGTTCAGTTAGTAGTATTGAAGTCGTGGAACTCGCTTATTTGCGGTGATATTGAAAATCAGGCAACAAATGTTAGGGGTATTCAGGATAAGGTTGCAAAGAATATACCTTCTATTTTTACTGAAAAAGGTACTAAGTTCGAAATGTTGCCTTACGAGGGTTCAAACAAGACACGAACAATTGCACAAAGGGAATGCCGGTTTTCAACTGGTTCTATGCAAAAGCCTGAAAACGTCCGTTCTGCCGATAATACCTTAGTCCATTTGACAGAGGTCGGTTTATGGAAAACAACTCTCGGGAAAACACCGGAAGATTTAATTCAGGCTATTCGTGGGGGTATGGATGATATTGAACAAACAGTATTCGTTCTAGAGTCTTCACCAAAGGGAACAGGTAATTACTTTTATCGGCAATGGATTGAAGCCAAAAACGGTAGAAGTGATTTAAAGCCTGTTTTCCTTCCGTGGTTTTACGTGAAGCGTTATTCTGTTCAAATCAGAAATCAGGCTCAATTTTTCGATGCCTTTTTCTATGGTAAGGATAAAGATTACTTACAATACTTATGGAGTGCAGGCGCAACATTAGAACAGATCAACTGGTATATCAATAAGCTCAAAACTATGGAGCATTGGCGTATACAAAGTGAGTTCCCATCAAATGACGTTGAAGCATTCCAAAGTACCGGAAGTCGTGTATTTACATTGAACGATGTCAATAAGCGTAGAAAAGAGTGTTTACCTCCTGTATTTGTAGGTGAAATTTACGGAAAGGAAAGCAAAGGAGCAGACGCATTAGTAAATATCAATACTGAGAAGAGAAATTCATTTTTCAAAATATGGGCTTATCCTGATAAAGACGAAAATGTATCAGACAGGTATTTAGTAGTAGTCGATATTGGAAAGGGTAAGAGTACAAAGGCCGACTTTTCAGTTATTACAGTTTTCGATCGTTACGAATTGATGTTCGGTGGTAAACTTGAAATTGTAGCAGAGTGGAAAGGTAAGATCGATATTGACTTACTGGCATGGAAGGCTGCACAGATAGCTACAATGTACAATAATGCTCTTTACGTAATTGAAAAGAACACAATTGATACAATCACTGATTACAGCAAAGTACTTCTAGCTGAGATAAACGATTACTACGATAACCTTTATTGTACTATCACTATAGACAAGAAAACAGAGGTTGTAACAAAAACACTCGGTTTTCATACTAATTCAAGTACTAAGCCATTGGTTATCGAAACTCTTCAAGGTGGTACACGTGATGATCTTTATTACGAAAGAAACGATGAAGCGTGTGTTGAGATGGACACGTACGAATTAAAAGAAGATGGTAAATTCGGAGCTGCTGATGGTTGCCATGATGATTTAGTTATGACGAGGGCGATAGGTCTTTATGTTAGTACAAAAATGCCAATGCCAAAAATAATTACTGCTAGTAACTATGTAGCTAAAAAGAAAATCGTTGGCTATTCAAGTATGTAGAACATGAAGTAAAACAACTAACCAATAAAAATATTTCGATATGAAAAAGAAATTAATTGCAGTTATTCCAACTGCCGTAAAAAACCGTTTTAATGACCTTGTGTTCCGTATTGAATGGAAGTTGAGGAAAGACATACGCAAGGAGTGGGAGAATGCTGTTGCGTACGCCATGGAAGCCTATAAGCGTTGTCGCACTGCAGGTACATTATTCTATGTTTTACCGGATGAAAATAGAGTGTTGAGAGTGTACAATGCTTTTTATATTCGAGAACTGATAAGAAAAAATCAGATGTCGAATAAGGCCAAGCCTAAAGTTGTAAAATCTGAATGTTTTTTCTATACTCCTGAGAACTCTAGTGGATATAGACGAATTTCACCGGAGGAAGTGAAATTGAAACAAAAAATGTGGCTTGCGTATGCTAAAAAGTGGAACCTTCATAAAAAGTCGAAAAATGGGAAAACAAAATGAACCAATGTTTCTTGAAGTCGGAGAAAGGGGAACTGTAAACAGCAAAAATGTAAAAGCCGTATTGTCGGATGGTGGGTGTGGCCGGTGTAAGTTTATTTATACCTGTGACCCAAACAATAAACATGAACGCCCGACCTGTTTCGCACATGAAAGGCCGGATAAAAAATCAATAATTTACGTGTAATATGAAAAAGAAATTAGCAATAACATTCCTAGCAGACGACAAAAAGGTTCGTTCAGCTGTAGCACTTCTAACAGGAGAATGTCTTACTGATGCAGAGTTAGAGGAAAAGTACTTTTCCAATAATATAGAAGTGGATTTAGAAGAAGAATTAGAAGAAGCCGGCTTGGAAATGATAGTCGCTTTCACTGCATTAATTACAGATAAAAAGACAGTTGAAGAGTAGCTGTAAATAAATGTAACGCACGTAATTAATTGTAATAAAAAAGGGGAGCTAAATTAGCTCCCCTTTTTCTATGCTGCTTGTGCAGGTGTCTGCATTGCTTGTGTCAACTGCTGTACAGCGTTCGGGTCTTGGCCTTCTGAAATTTGCTGTTGCATTTCCGGTGGTATTCCGGTTTGTATCTGCCCGGACTGTTGAAGTTCCTTTTCTTGCTGATCGAGAATTTCAAGTAACTTATCTCCAAATGGGAAACTACCTGCCTTAAGTACTTCTTTTATTCCAATTGCGTTAGCTTTGAAGAAGTCTAGCAATAGGCTGTTGTTGATTTGTATAAATGTCGGAGTGCTTGCGCTTTCTTTGATCTCTAAATCAAAACTGCTATTTCTGATCTTCTCAGGATTCCACCATCTCGATTGTTCGTTGTAGCTCGAACCAGTAACACCCATGTATTTTGGAGTTCTCCAGTACTGCTGTATCACTTGCATAAGGGTTATGTCCCTGTCTTGCCTGAATGACTTGAATGTTTCGAACAAATCTAACAAGTTTATGCTTGACTGTTGGCTCTCTTGTGCGTATTGTGCTGCCGGAGTACCTGCGCTCGGTGATTTGCCCTGTAAAGCTCCGTAAACGCCCGAAGCATCTTTCATGGAGTTCATGTATAGCTGTAGTAACTCGTATGCTCCTACGTTCGTTGCGTTTTGACTTACGGTGTACGGAAGTTGTTCTTTGGTTAGTCCCTTTGTTTTGATAACTACAACTCCACCCGGTGCCTGATACTGGTCGATTATTTCTTCTTTGTTCATTAAGCCTATCGCTTCCTCAGGAATAATGAAAGTACCTTTAGGGCTTGAACTGATAATGAAGTCTACCATTGTCGAAAGTCTATTGATACCACGGTTAAGCTCGATAAGATCATCTACAAACGAATAGTTCTCACCGTCAAACATTGAAATTTTGATAACGTATGGAGGACGTTTGTGTGTGTATGGGGTTTCAGATTCGTATAATACTTCACCTGTTGGGGTTAGGTATCGAACATACCAAAAACGCTCTAAATGCCATTCGTAAGTCATAATAGGCACATCCTCTTGTGCTACACCTTGTTTTCTTGCATCGCTTATACGTTGCTTATTCATAGCTTCGATAATACCCGCTTCCTCGATCTTTGCAATGAAAGGTTTTCCGGTTAGGTAATCATGTCCTTTTAAAACTTCCCGGCTCTCTTTCTCCCAGGCGCAAATAACACGACATTTCGAACGATCAGTAGGAATAAAGAAAGAAAGATCATTTATCTTTTTTCTCGATAAGGCTTGATATGAAGTGACGATCGAGTGTTCATCAATGTTGTTGTAAATTTTTGATATTTCAAGTGCCTTTTGTCGATTTCCACCGCAAAGTTTTGAGATTATATCAGATAGGCTCCAGTCTAAAATTTCACCCATAACGGTAAAATCTCCACCTCTAGGGTCTTCTATGTTACCATTGAAGAAAAAACGAGGAAGAGTTACCATGTCTATGTTTTCTGTCATGTCTTGCTTTTCATCGCTCCACGAATAGCCAACTTTCTGAATTGCTGTTCCTGAATGTAGAAACTCGTGCATAGTACGTGCATCAAGCTCCCAAAGTTTGTTCGTTTGATAAGCGTATTGCATGGCGATCGACATCATTTCGCCTAGTTTAGCTTCGTCCCTGTCCCGGGAAACACACGAAGGCTCTGTTTGGTTAGCTCTAAACTGGCCGATAACGGTTTTTACCTGACCCAAAATAAGGTTATTAGCAATAGGAACCTTACCCTGTTGCATGATATGTTGGCCTTCTGTCATTTTACGGCCATGCTCGTCAGTTATAATGTCCGAGTACTGATCTCCGAAAGAGTACGATACGGCTCGTTTTCTTCTCTTTCTTGCATGGTCTAAATCATTCCATAGTCGAGAGTACTTGAATATACGAGCCATATTATCCGATTTGTCTATAGAATCGAATTTACGAAGTTCTTTAGCCCCTGTCGAACTATTGTCGACAAGGGTTTTTAGGTTTAGTTTTCTGTAATCTGTTTGCTTCATGGCAATTTATTAATTAATTTGATTGCTTGGTTTTCAAGTTCGCTTTTTTCTTGCGGTGTTTTTGCATCTTCCATTCTCTTTTGGAGTTTTTCTATTTTAGCGTGTAAAGTAGTGGCGTGTGGTGCAACTCCCGAAGGTGGTCTTTGGTAAAGAATGCGTGTAAGTTTATCTAATTCGGGGTCTGCATCTACAATCCTCAATGCTCGTTTAGCTTTGTATTCCTGAGCTTGTTTAACTTTACTATTGTATTTTGCTTCTACCTCGAAATATGAATCTGTTTTCACTTCTTTACCATCCTGTAAATTAACCACATTTTCTTTTAAATCAGATATAATATTTTCTGTTTTAACTTGTTCTGATTTGCCTAACTCCGGTAATTTCTTTTGAAGATCATCAATTGTTTTTTGCAATCCCTGAATTTCATAATAATTGCCGTTTTCCAGTTCCTTTACTTTGCTATCTATATCACCTTTTTTACTGGCGTACTCTTCCGGTGTAATTTGTTTATTGTCCAAATCACCTTTCAGGCTTTTAAGTTCCTTGTTGTACTGATTGATATAGTAAGTAGTTGACTTAGCTTCGTCTTTAGCTTCGTAAAACTTCTCATTAAGGCCACTGTTTGAAGCATGAATATCATCTGCGCTCTTCCATAATGCCCGGGGAGTAAATTCTTTAATCAAAGAACCTTCTTTATCGCTAAGCAAGCCTTCCATTATAGTCAATGGCTGTTCGTATATTCCGGCAAAATATCCACCTAGAAGATGATCTGCAATGTCAGGGTTAAATCCTATAAGTCCCGCTTTCACTCCATCACCACCGGTTGCGTGATCTAATGCTTTAGCAAACTTCACAAGTACTTCCGGTGCGTATGCATCACCTCGTTTGTTTGTTCTTACTTTCAAGTAATCAGGTTTCTCGTCAGATTGATTTTCCTTAGTTATGGGGCTACCTAACCAGTTCTTATTTTCTTGAAGTTCTGCAAATGGAGTTAGCACATCAATCGAGCCTACAAGAGCAGAAACAGGGTTTGTACTGTTTCTCTGAACCATTGATTCAATTGGATTGTATGGAACCAGTGAGCTAAGTCCTTTTACAAGATTTACGGCTGTTTCTGTAGCTGATACTTTCCCATTTATGCCCATTAGCATATCCATACCTAAGCCGTGAAACATTCTGAACTCCTGACCCAATGGAATTTTTATAAATCCTTTAGGTGTCCAAATAAGGAAGTTTGCGTTTCTTTCGAATGAACTTAGTTTTGCTGCTTCAGTCAACCATTTGTCCTCATCATCTCCGTACAGTTTTCCGAGTGCTGCATTTAGACCGGCCACAAGTAATGCACCGCTTAGTACATTTGCTGCGATCGCTATAGCTGCTCTCTGTTTTGTTTTGTCGTTCTGTGTTGATTTTGTATAAATGTTATCCAACGCCTGAAATCCAACATTAATAAATGCTACAGCACTTTTCAACTCTCTTAGTCCGTTGCGTCCGTTACCTTTTCTGTCAAAATTCAATGTAGCTTCCTTAGCCATAGATGTAGCTTTCATTGATGAATAACCTTTCTCCATTGCTGTAATGTAAACGGCTAAGCGCATTTGATTTTCAGTAATATCACTTATGGTATGATAAAGGCTAAATACAGATTTTACAGGGCTTGATTTTGTTTTGAGCTGTTTCTGTATTTCTACCTGAATTTGTTTTATCTCCATTATTTTAGAAATACCTGTTTTACCTCCATTTAGAAGGTAGTCATTAAGCATCTTGTCATACTTGTTGTTTAGATCGGATTTACCAATTGATCGTTTCGACAACGCTACAACTGCATGTGCAAAGTTTTTAATTACGTTCCCGGTAAATGCTGCTCCCTCGTCAATGTAAGCAAGGTTTAAGCCTGCGTGAATATCTCTTAGCGGGTTAGTGATCAAAATAAATGCAGGTCGCCAAAGTGTTTTAAATCCGGCCATCGCCCGGGTAGCTGTTCCGATCGTTTCAAGTGTTTTTCCAAATGCACCATCGTAGTAGCGCATATTGGTACCGTTTATCGATTGAGCAATACGAGGTGATGTGTGTATGCGAACTGTAAATGATTCTCCGTTACGCTTAACTATTATCTCATGTTCTCTCTCATTGGTTGGTTTTATCCAAACACCGAGTTTTAATTTTTCACTATTACTTCCACTTTGGTACGCTTCACCTTTCTCCTTTAAATCAAGCATCTTTTTATTGAATGCTATAACTTTTTCATCGTAGCTTTCCTGTGTATCATCAGCAGTAAAAGGAACTTCATCGGCTACTTTGTATTCAGGTTTTCCGTTTTCATCTTCTCCAACTTTTACAAACCATGTTTTACTAACAGACATTGACCCTGTTTGATCAGCCTGTGCAAGTCTAAGTACAGTTTGAAGCAATAAGTTTTGTTCTGCTGCTCCAATCGCACTTCTAACAGTTGATTCCATTACTGAGAATGGGTCGTCTGATTCAGATTTACGTCCTTTCCCTTTTATAACTGCGCTAAAGAAGAAATCTCCATGTTCTGCTGAGTAGTCCCACAAGTCCTCTGCCGTTGTATCTCTATGTCCTTTTAATGGAACGTAGTATTCAAACATGTTTTTTATACCATCGGCCGATTCTCTAGTTCTCATTCCACCTCTTACCTCTTCGTTTAGGGCATAGTGCGAAACTTCTTTAGATTGTTTCCAAAATTTGTCAATAAGCTCACCGTTTTTTTCTTCAAAGTTTTGAATATAATCGTCAGCTTTTTGTCCAATACGATCTTCGATAGCTCGTTTACCGGCAAAGTCTGCAAAAACTTCATCAATATTTTTATCTCTAAGATTATTTATTGATTTAATTTTTTCTTTGTATTCGGGGTTTTTATCATCAAGGTTTAGTATTCTTTTTTCTGCCCATTCTTCCCAATATTTCTGTACAATATCCTTAGATTGTGTTGTTTGAACATTGTAAAGATTTATCCTGTTGTCATTCCATTTTCTTTCTTTTATTTTTTCTCTTATTACATGCTCTGTGTACTCGTCAGCGTGTTTTAGCTTTGCGTACGTGGTTATATCGTCATAACTGAACCCATTCTTCTCCATTGCTTTCAGAATAGCTATAAACGGCTCCATTGTATCTTCTTTGAATTGATTAAAACGATATTCAATTCTACTTGGGACTTGTGTAAACCTCATGTAGTAATTGTCGTTATCCGAAATAACCATTCCATTACTTTGCAAAAACTCTTGAAACTTCTTTACTGGTTTTGCAGCATCAGCCCAACCTTCCCACAATTTTGCATTTATCCTGTTCAGACTTCTGTTCAGTTCGCTAATTGTAGAGTGCGATAGACTTTCACCGTTGTTTTGTGCTACAGTTTCAATTTGTCCATTTTGCCACTCCTGTAGAGCATTATAATAATCTCTTTCCTTTCTGATCTTGTCAATAGCTGTATCGGTAGAAAGAATAACCGGTGGTTTAGGTGCTGTATCATCGTCAGTAACACGTTTGTAAGAAACCGTTTCCTCTTCCGGTGCAACCTCCGTTGGCTTGCTTGTATCTTCAAGGCGTTTTGTAACCTCTTTTAGCTCATTTACAGTACTTTGAAGTTCGCTTTCTTTGTCCCAATTCTCACCTTTATCAATAATTTCCTGATATGATACAATATCTTTGTTTGCTTTCGTAAGTTTAGATTCTTGAAGGCTCAAAGTGTTTGGAAGGCTATCAATAGTCTTTTGTATGTTGCTAAACAAGATATGAGGAGTTTCGCTAAAGTTAGTTGAGTACGATTCGCCTGCAGGTGTAGTTACAGAAAGTAGTTTCTTATTGATTTCAAAGTATGAATTTTCATTGTCAACTCTGTAACCTGCTACCTTTATACCTCCAATAGAAAACAAATCGGTCAATTTTCCGGCAGAAACACGGCTCAATTTATCGTTTGTGATCTCAATAGCTGCCTTCATGTAGTCGGCTCGTTCTGCGGGTTTTTTCTTTTCGCCTTTCAGAACTTTTCCGTTTATGTCGTTCACTATTATTTTACCGTTTTCATCCTTCTGAACATTGTCGTCAAAATAAGCAATACTTTGTTTTGTCTTTTCAATGTTCTTTTCAATAACCGGGATATTTTCTTTGATCGAAACGATTTTCTTTTGTGCTTCGTAAAGTTCACCTAAGAAGTTACGTTTTGACTTTTTCAGTTTGTTGATCTTTTGTTCCAGTTTTGATTTAGTAAGAATGTCAGTATTCCCGGAGGTGATCGCTGCAAGTTCAGCAAGGCCAACCTCACCATCTCCACTGGCTTCTGTTATCGACCTATCTTCTGTGTTTCCTGACTTAACCTGATTTAAGAAGTGTTGCTTCATTTGTAGCAAGCTGTATTTGTATGCATCTAACGTTCTTTCGGTAGCGTAAGCAAATACAGGAAGCTCGTTGTTTAGGTGTTTCTTTGCAGCCCAGTTTCCTTGTCTTAGACCTCTACCGTTACGTTGTTCCATACTTGCCGGTGTCCATGGCACATCAATATGATGGATTGCGCTAAGTCTATCTTGAACGTTTACACCGGTACCTAGCTTTTGTGTAGAACCTAACACTATTCTTATTTCACCACTGTTTACCTGTTTGAATAGTTTTTCTTTAGCTCTTTGGCTATTGTAGTCGTGAATGTATGCGATCTGCTCTTCGGGAACTCCATTTTCGATAAGTCGTTTTTTCAATTCATCGTAAACATTGAACCCACCTGCTGAGCTTTCAGAATCGCTAATCATACCCTCTATTTCATTTTCAGAAAGTTCGAGTACTGATTTTAGTTTATCGATTACAGTTGTAAGGCTAGGAAATTTGTAATTTCCAGTGTTAGGGTCGCCAAATATTTCATTAAGCGTGTCTAGGTTGGTACCCAGTTCATCTTCCATGTAGTCCCTTAGGAGTGAACTTCTGTTAGTTTTATTCTTTGGTGTTCCTAAGTCAGAGAAGATCAATTGTGTTCCTTTGAAATCTTCTGTTTCTTTATAGATACGAGCTACATTTTCCGCACATTTAGCTATCTTTCCGTTAGCGTCATAGCTTGCACTTGTATCGATCATACGCATGTCAATAGCCATCTTGCTGCTAAGGTTGGTAGCTATAAGCATTGCAGCAGATTTTTTGTTCTCTGTCATTACTATGCCAATATGCTGACCGTCTTTAGTTCTTGCAAACTCCATTAATCGCTGTGAATAGTCCACCTGCTCATCATTCATTTGAATAGGAACAGCAGTATATCCACCACCTTTCATTGTTGGTTTGTCTAGTTTAAGGTTAGCATCTGTACGAATATCAGCAATCTCTCTATAAAGCATAGACAATTCAGGAACGTTTATAAATTCGCGGAAGCGTGTTTTCGCTTTAAAATCTCCGGTAACTGTAAACTCAATATCTGAACTTGGACTGGCGAATGTTGTCGCCCAGGCATCGAAAGAATTAAAACCGAGTTCGGCCATTTTATTTGGTCGTAGGTATTTCAATAATAGGTACATTTCTACCATTGAATTTGAAATAGGAGTACCCGAAAGGAAAGTAGTTCCTTTATCTTCTCCGTACTTATCTTGCAAGTATCTAACACCTACATACAAGTTAAATGCTCTTTTACTTCCTTCGGGTTTGCTCAATCCGGCTACACCTCTTTGTTTAGTTACATAAGATAGGTTCTTAAACATTTGGCTTTCATCTACCATAATATGATCAATACCCATTTGTTGAAATGTTAGGGAATTGTCTTTATCGAGTGATGAAATTTTTTCAAGTCTTGCTTCGAGATTTTTAATTCTTATTTCAAGTCCTTTAAGAGCTTGTTTTTCTCCGGCATTTTCCAACTCAGCACGTTCGGAGTTTATTTGGTCGATTTCATCTTCTATGAATTTCTTTTGAATATCATCTTCATGTGGTATCTTTCCGTAATTGTCGTGCGACATAATGATACAATCCCATTCGTTGTTAGCGATCTGAGAGAACAACTTTTTACGATTTTCTTTCTTGAAGTCCTTTTCAGCGGGAGCCAATATCTTAGCCATTGGGTACGCCTGTCTGTAGCTTTCAACAATCTGAGGAATGGTTGATTTAAGAGCTATGATCATTGGTTTCTTTGCAATGCCTGTTCTTCTCATTTCCATTGTTCCGGCTACCATTACATAGGTTTTACCCGCACCAACTAAGTGATCGATAATACCACCATTGTTTTGAAGTAACATCCAAATTGCATCCTTTTGGTGTTTACGCAATTCTACACCGTTGATACCTGCAATATTCAGGTGATCTCCATTGTATGTGCGTTCTACAGTAGTGTTGTACTTTTCGTTGTATATTCCGCTTAGAAGTGTCCTTCTATCATCTGTTTTGTAAACCCAGTCTTCAAACTGTGAGCGTATATCTTCGTATTTCTCAACGGCCTTTGCTGTTTCATCTACGTTTAATACTCTTTTGTCCTGTCCTAAGTCCCTGACAGTATCAAAAATCTTCGGAGGATTGATCAGAAGAGCATCTACAAGAATATCCATTCCATTTCTACGATTAGTACCGTATTTGGTTGTAGCTTCTACAGTGTCAACTCTTCCACTTGATGAATAGTCGTCCGTGCTTCGTGTGTAAACGATCTTAGCATTTTTAGAATTGAATAGGTGTTGTGCAAACTCAGTATAAACCTCTGACGGAATCCACCGTGTTCCTAAGCGAGCTTCAATACTTAGTGCGGGAATGTCTGCCGGGATAACTGCTGTTAGCTCTTCGACATTCTGTGTGAAGTTTGAATAACCTTCCGATACGGCTTTTTGAGCTTGTTTTAGCTTTGATTTTACGTTCCCTGATAAGTATTCGTCCCTTGTGGAGAAACCGCCTGTAGGCTCTTCGAAAATAAGCCCTTTGGCCTGTTCTATTGCTTCGGGTACTGTTATGCTTAGAAGTTCTGCAATTCTTTCAATGTCAACATTCGCATTTTCGTACAAAGAAATAACTATCGCTTCATTTATGTTTTCAGCATGGTTCTTGCTTTGGATAGGTTGTATTGTCCGCTTAGAGAAAATATCAGCCTTCTGTCCCTTGTTTTCAAGTGATAGAACATTGTAGCCGTCTGCATCTAGTTTAGCGATCTTTACAATGGATTTTTCAAGTTTTCCGTACTTCTTTACAAAGTTGTCGTACTCAATGTTTAGTTGCTCCCGGTTTAAATCAAGTTCATTATCCTGTTTTCCTAAGTATTCGGAATAGATAAGGTTCATGAGTTGATTTCTTAGCTTGATGTACGCTTCGATCTTTGCTATTGGCTCATTTATCGAAACGTCAACCAATATGCCTTCTTGTTTTTGTACAAGTCGACCGTTTATGTGTTCGATATTTCCTTCTTTCACGCTGTCGATCAGTTCTTGACTATCGTTAGCCTGTAGGCCGATCGCACTTGTAGTCTTTTGATACACGGATTCGGGAAGCATAGATTTGAGTGCTTTCGCAATGTCTGTCTTTTGTCCTTTACGCTCTACTACGGTGTAATCATCACGGCTGTACAAACCACCGGCAACAATTTCACCGAGCATATTCTCCGGGTGTTGAACAAAGTAGTTGTTCACTGTTACCATTTGCTGTTCACCGTCCTTGTGTGTAGCTTCAACTTCTTTTGTGTTTATGAAGTCGTAGTTATTTTTCACACCGGTTGTATTTTTCTTCAAGAAGATAATATCTGTTACAACTTCGGTGTTAGCATTTTTTTTGAATGCGTTGTTTGGAAGTCTTACGGCTCCTAAAAACTCTGCATTGTTGCTCAGGTACTTTCTTAATGATTCATTTCCTTTTGCATCCAATACACCTTTGCTTGTAACAAATGCAATAATACCGCCTTCCCTTGCCATATCAATTGATTTTGCAAAGAAATAGTTATGAATACGGTTTTGAAATTCGGCCTTTTCTCCGTTGAATGATCTATCGAATACTTTGTAAGCACCAAAAGGAACATTTGAAATGATAAGGTCTTGTGAGTTATTTGGAATGTTTGCATCCTGAATGCCGGAAACTCTGACTGTAACATCATCGTGTAGGTATTTCAATACTGTTCCGGTAAGATTATCAAGCTCTACGGCTGTAATGCGTGATTTTGATTTGATCTTGTTTGGCATGTAGGTAATGAAGTTTCCAGTACCGGCACTTGGCTCTAATACTGTACCGCCTTTGAACCCTAGTTTATCAATTCCCTGATAGATCGCTTTGATCATTGAGGAAGATGTAAAGTGAGCATTAAGGATTGAACCCCTAATGCTACCCAATGAATCTGACTTACTGGTTAGTCCGTCAAATTCTTTCGAAAGTTCTATGATACGTTTTACCTGTTGTCGGTACTTTTCATTGGAAGTACCCCAACCGTTTGCAAGTTCAGGATTTAAAAGAATGTCTTTAAGTCCTCCAAAACCAACATACTTGGAAAGAATTTCCTTTTCCTGTGCTGTAGCCTTGCGATTTTCTTTTACTAGAGTATTCAACGTTTCAAGTGTTGCTATATTATCAGCATACTTGCGTGTAGGATTGAACGAATTGGTATCGTTATCCTCTGCGTTGAACTCTACTAAAGCAGGTTCTAAAACGTCAGCATTTCCTGATAATACAGTTCTTTTTCGTCCTGTGGATTGCTGCTCTGTTCCATTTGATTCAGAAACCGTTCTGTTCTGTAGTTCACCACCTCTTCCAGTTCCCCGGATTCCGTCAGTTCCTTGTGCAGATTCTTGTGGTTCGCTTTCAGGTAATCGATTACTATTTGATTGTAATAGGCTTGATTTTCCATCGTTGGTGTTGTTTGATGTATTTTGTTCTTTGGTTATATTATCGTCTTGTAAAGATACATCATCTTTAGAATCTGCAATACTACCTGTGGTTAATTTCTCTTTTTGGTTATCTGTTTCTGAACCAAACAATGAGGTTTGGCCATCTTCTGACTGTGTTTGTTTTGGTTTAGTGGTATTAGATTTTTTCTTAGTTGGTTTAGGTGGTTCAGGCTTTATGTTTTCAAGATCATAACTTGCAACTTCTTCGGGTGTAGACATATTCTCTACGCCTTCCATTCCAGGTGTATAGCGTGTGAGTTCATAAAAACCTTTCAAATATGGTTTTACTTCCTCACCGACACCCTCGATCATTTGTCTTGCGTAATCGTGAAACTTCACATCTCCATCCTCGAAGATCATTTCTGATAGATCAAGAGCAATAGAGTTTAGTTCAGGGTCTATTTGTATGCGTTTGTAGTCAACTTCACCATCTCTTTTGTATTGAGGGTTGTTTTTGTTGATACGTTCCTTAGCTTTAGCGAAAAGGGCTTCTTTCTTTTCTCTACGTGCTTTCTGCTCGGCTGTTTCTATTCCCGGATTTTGTTCAGCAATTTGATCTGTTCCATCATTGTTGGATTGACTAACTCCTTTTTCTGTTCCTGAAACGTTTTCGCTTGTTGTGGTGTTACGTCCACTGTTGTCGAACTCTTGCTGTCCGATAATACCAATTTTACCATTTGTAAGTATGTTTAATGATTTGCTTAATGCGTGTTGTAGTTGAATAGGGAACTCAGACAGATTTACATTTCCTCTTTGAATGTCGGTAATGTCGGTTCCTTTTAGAATTTGTTCCGTAGCGAATGAGATAACCTCATTCATTTTTTCGGATTTGCTTTCTTGCTCGTATCCTACAGGAATGAACTGTTCAATGTTTGGAACATAGTTGTACAATATTTCAAGTTCAGGCTTAGTAAACGCTTTGCTTGTTGCAATGTGTGTTTGTTCGTGTAGCCATGTGCTTACTAGATCAGAGAATGTTTTTTCCATTGAAGAATCAATCCAAATTTTATCTCCAAATCTGATTGCGTGAACTCCACCGGCTTTTACATACTGCTCAAAATCTTTGTAGTCGCTTTCGGACAAAACTTCTTTTACTGCTGACAGGAAATGTTCTTTTCCGTCTACGATAATTGTCTGATTTTTTAATCCAAAACGGTTTTTAAGATCAAATAGAATTTCACCTGCAATATGACTCTTGGCTACGCTGTAAACCTCATTGTTGTATTTCTCAGCTAATTGTTGTAGCTTAGTTTGTTGTGCATGAGGTTCTATGATTGTAGGCTTAGGAGTATCTACATAACTGAAGAATGGTTTGCGTTGTTTTGCTCCATCGTACAACCAGTTTTGGAAGTGTTCTAAGGTAGTTTCAGTAATAGCTTTAAAACCTTTCCAGTTCTTTTCATAGTTTTTCATGTAGCCGTGTTTGGCTAACAATGGGGAAGTGTAGCCTAACATTACTTTTGATTCGTCAAACTCGCCTGTTTTCGGGTTGATCTGATCTACAACAAAAATCTTTTTGCTATCCTCGTTATCACCAATAAAGCAGTCGATCGGGTCGCCATCATAACCGGATGTTCCGTCAAACTCTCCATAGTGGGCATACATTTGATTGCTCCATACTTTGCCGTTTTCATCTTTTCCGCTTCTTACTGAACCTTTGGCATTTTCTACAGTTATAGGCATGCCGAAATAGGAAACGTGCGCTTTGTCGTAGTCGCCTGTTTCCTTTTGGTCTTCTGTGGGGTTTTCCTCAATGTGTTGTACTGAGATTTGTTCTGTAACTGTAGGGGTAGACAATTCGCTTGCGGGTACATCTTCGTGTACGTTATCACCTTCCGTGTTGTCTAAGTCGTAGAACTGGCCGTCTGTTGTTACGCCATTTACGATATACTGTTTACCTTGATAGGTAACAGCATCGCCATTTTTGTAGACTACTCTTTCAGTTTGTCCTTCATTTTCTGAAATAGATTCGCTTTGCGCATTGATCTCAGGGCTAGTTTCCGGGCTTGTTCCCTCTGTTCCTGTGTCAGTTCTATGTTCAGGTTCAATTGCTGTTTGTTCTGCTTCATAATCGTTTGTTATTTGTTCGTCCCAATTATCTACGAACTGGTTTAATGTATCTAATTGTTCAGGTGTAAAGTTACTAAATCCTAAGAAACTTGCCAAAATATCATCTGAAATATTATCAAGAATATACGTTTCGGTTGCACTCTCAGGAGCTTCCATGTATTCTGCGTATTGTTCCTCCGACATTTTGTTTTCAAGTAGCATTCTGTTGTGTTCTGCCTTTTCGAGTGCACCTGTAGCGTTCTGAACGGAACCAACGGTTTCAAGTACCGCATTGTACACGTCCTGATAATCTCCCATGGAAGGTATTCTTCCTTCGTTGCGATCTTCTCCGTATTCGTCCCAAATATAGTTTGCCAATTGTTGAGGAGTAACACCATCATTGGAAAGAATTGATTTTCGCCAGTCCTTTTCGTCCTTGCTGTTATGAAATCCTAGTTCCTCTCCAAGTCCTTTTGTAGCTTCTTTTCCGTTCCAACTAAATTTCATACCTCCGGCCACTGATCTTAGGATATAGTCTTCTATAGAATTGTAGTCGCCTAAGTCGTTCATTCGTCTTGTGAATGGGTCTACAGTATTTCGTTTTGGCTTTTCCCTAACCTCTACCATTTCGTTTGGTTGCACGAATTGGTCTTGTGATTCGGGTGTTTCTTGAACTTCATCTATAACGACATTATCGCGAGGGTCAATGTTCTGATTATCTGCAACTTGTAAATCTATATCTGATTCATCGTTAACCAGTTCGCGGACTTGATCTACCTCGATATTTTGAGTAGGAATTAAAGAGTTCAAAGAATTGATCTTTTCATCCAAAGAAATTCTTTCGGTTTCGATCTTTGCTTTCTCCGCTTCCAGTTTAGCTTCGATCTTTGCTTCTTCTTGCATCGAATTGGCTTTTCCTAAGCGTTTGTACCAATTATCTTGCAGTGTACGCATAGCTTTATCATTTGCCTGAATTGAAGCCTGTGTGCGCTTAATCTGACGTTTTGTAGCTTCTACGGCATCCTGTTCGCCTTTTGTTTCTTTTCTGTAGTCGAAGAATTGCTGATCGTTCATTTTGTCAATGTCCGGTGTGCCATCTTCCAGTACAGGGTATGCAGGTATCGAGGTTTCCTCGGTAACTGGTTCCTGAGTTTGTTCCGCTTGCTGATCTTGTACGGCTATAGGAAGTTGTTTACCGCTTATCTGTGCATATTCTTCATCAGTGATCGGGTAGGGGCTGTCAACCTCAAAACCATTGTCGTCAATCTGCTGAGCCATTATGTTGCCTGATTCAGCATCAGGGAAAGTAACTACATTGCTATCTCTCCATTCTTCCGCTTCGGTTGGATAGAAATTGTCGATCTCGTCTTGAATAGCTACCTGATCTATTTGTTCGCTAGCTTCGGCCTGCGCTTGATCTAGCAGTTTTTCTCCTATAAACTTATCAATATTCTCAGGGGAAAGTACCTGAACGTTGCCTTCCTGATCTCTATAGTAGAGCATTTCAGAAGAATTTTCAATGTCTACATTGCCGAGTTCGTCAAATGATACGTTGCTATCACCAATAAGCTGTATTTCGCTTTGGTCTTTCAGTCTTACAGTTTGTATAGTGCCAGTTGTGTTGTTTGCCATTCCGGCCAACTGTTGTGCTGCTTCATCCTTTTGCTGTTGTAGGATTGATTGCGACTGTTGCTCCTGACTAAGTGTTTCGGCTTGTACCTGTTTGTCGAATTTACCGCTTGTAGCTTGAAGATTATCTGCCGATACAAAGAAGTTTGTAAATACATTGCTTATTTCGGAGTTGAACTGTGTTTTACCGTCAACTTGTTTGATAGCATCGGGCATTACTCCTGAAATAGCAACTACAATTTTGTTGCGATCTTCCGGTTTAGCAGTCAATAGGCTTTGTTTGATCTCTTCGGCTTCTTGTTTTGTGTAACCATTACGGCTAAGCATTGCAGTCATTGAGGTGTCAGCCTGTTTGAACTCTTTTTTTGACTGTACGTTTTGTGCTACCTGCATACCACCACCCGCTACAGAGAACCCGGCACCTGCACCCATACCATAAACACCCGCTTCAAATGCTCCGTCAAAAGGATTCCAGTCTTTCCTTGCACCGGTTATGTAGTCAGTAATGTTTGTGCCGATCTGCGCTGCAACCTCTTCCAGTCCTTCACCTACAGGTGGGAAAAGAAGTCCGGCTTTCTTTACAGATTGTCCAATCCAACCCTTTAAACCTTGTCCTACGGCTTCACCAACTGCCTTAGCTGATGTTCTTGTAGCTATTCCTTTCAGCATATTACCAATGGGAACATCACCAAGAAACTCAGAGGCTACCTGTATAGTTCCATTAAGCATAGAGTTTATGCGCTTAGAGTCTTCGGACATTGTTTTGTTGTTTCGCAATTTGTCATACTGTTGTGTCATTGCAGACGCACCAGTAGTAAGAAGACCCGCTCCACCACCAAACATGGCAAGAAGTGAACCCGGCAATGACTCTGCACCGGCTAAAGCAATATCACCTGCAGCACCTAATTCATCACCATCTTTCCAAATTTGCTTGAAATCTTTTCCTTTGTATCTGTCGGCTTTTCTGCGAACATATTCAGCTACCTCGTTTGCTGCTATTTGCACTTCGGTTTTTTCGGGTGTTGGAAGTCCGAGTACCATTGACGGAAAGTTATTGATTGCTCCGAACGTATTACCGAACATGTCGATTGCACCCGCTTCGAACTTTTCGATTGCATCACCGGCACCAGTACTCATAAAACCAGTTTCTTGCGGTTTAGAGGATAATATATCCATGTACTCTCCGTTTTGCTCCGGCTGATCTACAATCGTTTCTACTTTTAGTGGTTTTAAATCACTGTTTACACTATTTGATGGAACAGTTACTTCGGGTTGTTCGATTTGGCTTGCCTGTTGTTGGTAGTTTTTACCAATAGGAAGTATTGAAACATCACCGATTTTTGTAGTTCCTGGCATTTGTCCGTAGATAACCTGATTTGCTTCTTTAGGAGATAACGGTTTTTGTGTTGCCACTGGTTTATCCATCTTTATCTCAGGAGTGATAGCGTAGTTCTTTTCTTGTGGCCTAGCCATAGGTATAGGACTAACGAACGAAAGGAAGTCGTTTTCGCTTCCTATCTGATCTGCTGTGAGTACTGTTGACAGATTGCCATACACTCGTTTTGCAGTGTCCGGGCTTTGTAGAGCCTTTGTAAACTGTTCAGGTGTACCAACATCTATCTTGTCGCCTGCAAGCTCTTTTATGTTGTTGTATAGTCTGTTTATATCTGCCATATTAATCGTAAATTGATTTTGGTTTGTTGCCTTGTATTAAGCTATGTGCTCCATTTGGTTTGTATTGAGGTTTCACCGACTGTTGTACTTGTCTTGCGGGTTGCCTTTGTTGTGTCGGCTTTGCTGATTGTTGAGCCTTTGGTACAAATTGTCCGTTACTGTAATTGTAGTAGCGTTTATAGTTAGCAATGAAGTTGTCAATAGGAAATCTTTCTGTTGAGCCGTCTACATTATCCTGTTTAGCTCTACCCGAAACGTCATTGACTAAGTATGTAGGAACTTTTACAGGCTGACCGTTTATGATTACCGTGTGTAACTTTTCATCTCCTTTTGCGTCTGCACCTTTGTTATTTGCTGCTGTACGTTGTATAGCTACGCTTTGCGCCTTTAAATTCAGGTTTTTGCCGTCAATATCTTTCTTGTAGTCGAAGTACTGTTTGTCGTGTTCCCTCTTGTATTCCAAATTGGCATTATCACGACTATCTCTTGATTTATCGTTGCTCACCTGACGATCATAACTAGCCTGCCAGTTGTCTTGGGCTTGTTTCTGTTCTGCAATTCTCCGGGCTTCTTGCACTGCTGCTGCTTCCCGGCTACGTTTATCCCTTTCATCGGCCATCATGTATTGGAATTTACCCTGATTGTGTCCTTGTACTTGCTGTTTGTACATATCATTCAATCTTTGAAGGGAAGCATTGAGAACAGGTGCATCGCTATTCCGGGCTATTGGTGTACCTCCATTGCTAGTTGTTACGCCTTCACCGGCCAGTTTGATAATATCAGCGAGGACAGAAAGATTTGCATTGTCTTTCATTGCGTTTGCTCTCTTCTTATCGTACTTTGGCTTTTGAATAGCTTCATTGTACATGTCAAGAAAACTTCGTCCTGATTCTACTGATTCCTTGAATACACTTGCTGCATCCTTTTTGGTTTCAACAGTTGGTTGTTCTCTGGGATTTCTTTTCTTGAAACAAACGGAAATGCATTGTCTTGGTTAAGCATTTCTGGTTCAAAAATTGATGTTGTCG